CGGGCCGGAAGGCCGCCCGCTCTGCTTCAACCGCGAGCCGCGCCGCGAGTACGTTGCCAACGACGGCTTCGACGAGCAGGGCCGCCTTCGCACGAAAACGATCCCGTGGGCTTTCAGCCAGGAGTGCAAATCGTGGACTTCCGACCCGAGTACCGACCCCGTGCCCCTGCTGGAAGGCTGGAAGTGCGATGGGTGCCGCCACTTCCCGCACGAGGCCGTGCAGACCGCCGTGTTCCGTTCGCTGACGAGGGACTGACGATGCACAAGAAAGACCAGCCCGCCCGCCGCCTCTCGAACTACACGCCCCGAGCCGTCGGCTTCCTCGGGCAGCGCACCGTTGAGCCAATCGCCGCCCTGGTGCACAAAAGGGCCATCAACAACCGGGCCGACCGCGGCAGCACCACCGCCCTGTTCGTCGATGCGGGTTCCGGCGTGTTCGCTTTCTGCACCGACAGCCTCACCGCCGACCTGTGGATGCGGGAGCGCGCTCACCAGCTCCTCGCCGTGATCGACCCCGGCAGGCCCACGTACTCCCTCGGCTGGCTCGTGAGCCGGCTGCAGGCGCACCTCGAAGGGGAGGCCCCGTGAACAGTAAGGTAGTGAAGAAAGCTGAACGGCCGAAGCCGCCGAACGCCGGCAAGGGCCGGCCCAAGGGCGTCCCCAACAAGGTCACGGCCGAACTCAAGGACATGATCCGGCAGGCGCTCGACAAGGCCGGCGGCGTGGACTACCTCACCCGGCAGGCTGACGAGAACCCGGCCGCCTTCATGTCGCTCGTCGGCAAGACGCTCCCGAAGGAAGTCACCGGCAAGGACGGCGGCCCGATCGAGGGCAGCGTCACCGTGAAGGTGAGCTGGCACGACGCCAAGTGATCGTTGACGTTCGACTGCCGGCCAAGCTCCGGCCGCTGGCCCAGGTATGGCAGCGGCCCGACATCCGGCACGCCTGCGCCTACGGCGGCCGTGGCTCGGCCAAGTCGCACACCATTGCGCAGATATGGCTCCTGCGCGGCATGGAGTCGCCCGAGCGCGTCCTGTGCTTCCGCGAGATTCAGAAGTCGATCCGCGACTCGGTGCATCGGCTCCTGAGCGACAAGATCAACGCGATGGGCCTCGGCCCGTTCTACGAGGTTACGCGCGACGAGATTCGCGGCCGGAACGGCACCCTGTTCCTGTTCGCCGGCCTGCGCGACCACACCGCCGATTCGGTCAAGTCGTTCGAGGGCCTGACGGGCGCATGGGGCGAGGAGGCGCACAGCATCACCGAGGAGAGCGCCCTCAAGCTGATCCCGACCGTGCGCGGCTGCTCCGACCCCAAGATTTTTTGGAGCTGGAACCCGGAGTCGGAAACCGACTACGTGCACCAGCGGTTCGTCGTCCGAGGCGACCCGAGCGCCGTCGTGGTCAAGGCGAACTACCTCGACAACCCATGGTTCCCGCCGCCGCTCGAAGCCGAGCGCCTTCACCTCAAGGCGCTGAACGAGGACTTGTACCGGCATGTTTGGGAGGGCGAGTGCCGCACCGCGGCCGGCCTGCTGTTCAAGCGCCATTGGTTCAAGTGGTACGACAAGGCGCCCGAGCGCCTGAACAAGTACCTCGCCAGCGATTACGCCGTCAGCCAGGACGAGGGCGACTTCACCGAGCACGGGATTTTCGGGCTCGACGAGTCCGGCGACTTGTGGATCACGGATTGGTGGTACGGGCAGACCGACCCCGAGACGTGGATCGACGCCGCCTTCGCCATGATCCGCCGGCACCAGCCCCTCGCATGGTTCGAGGAGAAGGGCGTCATCCTGCGCGCCGTCGATGCCAGCATCACCAAGCGCATGAGGGAGCGGCAGACCTTCGTCGGCCGCCACCCGCTCGCCAGCGCCGGCAACAAAGCCGAGCGCGCCCTAGGCTTCGCCGCCCGCGCCAGCGCGGGCACGGTATGGCTCCCCAAGGGCCAGCCGTGGGCCGAGCGGCTGGTGAACCAGCTATGCGCCTTCAATGGCGAGGACGGCCGCGTGGATGACGGCGTGGATGTCTGCAGCCTCGCCGCCCGAGGCCTCGACACGATGATGAACGCCCGCCCGGCGCCCAAGCCGAAGGCCGTGCCGAAGCCCGGAACGATCGACTACCTCGACTACCTCGACCGCCAGAAAGCGGGCGAGTCTGCCCGCGCCGCCTCTTACTACAAGTGACCCCGCCCATGATCGACCCGACCACGGCGCCCGCCATCGAAGCCCTCGACGCCGGCCTCGCCCAAGCCGTCGAGAACCCCGAGCGCGAGCAGCGCCGGCAGCACGTCAAGTCGCTGTTCGACGCGATCACCGAGGCGCGCAAGTTCGACGAGGAGGCCCGCAAGGGCTACGCCAAGGATCGCCGGTACGCCCGAGGCGACACCGGATTCGAGGTGGACAGCAACATCGTCGGCACCTTCATCGAAATCCTGACGGCCTTCCTGTACGCCCGCGACCCGGACGTGGACATGCTGCCGGCTGAGTCGGCCGTGCCGCCCGATCCCGAGGCCCTGTGGGAAGCCGCCCAGGCGCAGGGCGTGAACCCGCTCGCCCCGGCCGATCCGATGATGCAGGCGATGACCGGCGCCGTCGTGCAGGCGCAGTTCCAGCAGATGCGCGAGCGGTATCAGAAGCGCCAGCGCGACAACAAAGCCTTCGCCGAGACGCTGACGATCGTCGTCTCCCGGCTCTGGAAGGATGCCCGGTTCAAGAAGCAGGCGAAGCGTTGGGTGCGCTCCTGCCTGACGATCGGCGTGGGCTGGCTCAAGGCCTCGTGGCAGAGCCGCACCGCGTCCGATCCCGTCATGCAGCGGCAGATCAACGACCTGCAGGACAACATCGCCCGCCTCAACGCCACGCGCGCCGAGCTGGACGACCCGCAGGCCTGCGCCGACATGGACGCCAAGCGCGAGCAGTACGAGCAGCAGCTCGCCGGCCTGCAGGCTGGCGTCGAGCGCGTCGTCGCCCGCGGCTTCGTCTCCGACATGATCCCGGCCGAGGACATTCAGGTGGCGATCGACGTGCCATGCCTGTCCGAATACCTCGAAGCCCCGTGGATCAGCCACCGGAGCTTCATGCGCGTTTCGCAGGCCAAGGCGGCGTTCAAGCTGGGCGACGAGCAGCTCAAGAAGGCCGTGCGCTACTCGCAGCGCCAGCCCGTGCTCGGCAAGAACGTCAGCGCGGCCGTGGCCGACGACGTGAGCGCCGAGGAAGCTGACCTCTACACCAACGGCGCTGGCCGCATGGGCGAGCAGGCGAAGGCCGTCGGCGAGTGCATCCGCGTCGAGGAGGTTTGGAGCCGCGACGACAACCGCGTTTACACCCTGATCGAAGGCCTGGACGACTACGCGAAGGAGCCGTGGAGCCCCAAGCCGACCAGCCGGTTCTACCCGTTCTTCCTGTTCGCCACGTCCGAGACGGACGGCCAGCGCCACCCGCAGAGCCTCACGTCCCGCAGCTACCGCCTCGTGGACGAGTACGCCCGCGTCCGTACCAGCTACGCCGCGCACCGCCGCCGGATCAAGCCCAAGACCGGGTTCAACGCCTCGATGATGTCCGAGGAGGACGCGCGCCGGCTCGAAGGTGCCACCGAGCAGGAAATGGTGGCACTTCGCCCAACCGACCCCACGGTTCCCGTCGGCAACCTGATCCAGCCGATCGCCTACGCCGGCCTTGACCCTGCGCTCTACGAGACGCAGAGCATCATGTCCGAGCTGGAACGCATTTGGGGCGTGCAGGAGGCGCTTTCGCAGTCGATCGCCACGCCAAAGACCGCCACCGAGGCCGAGATTCAGCAGACCGGATTCCACGCCCGCACCGGCTCGATGCGCGACGCGCTCGAAGATGCCCTCACCGAGCTGGCCGTCTACACGTCCGAGGTGGCCCTGACCAACATGGGCCGCGCCGACGCGCAGCACATCGCCGGCCCCGACGCTTTCTGGCCCGAGAACCTGACGGCCGAGGAGCTGACCCAGCTCGTCAACATCGAGATTCGCGGCGGCTCGTCCGGCAAGCCCAACACCAGCGCCGAGCGCGAGGCTTGGGGCACGCTGCTCCCCATGCTGCAGCAGGCAATCACCATGATTGGCCAGCTCCGCGGTTCCAGCCCGCTCGACATCGCCGACAAGTTCGAGGCCCTGCTCCGCGAGACGGCGCAGCGCGCAGGCGACCGCCTGGACGTGGATCGCCTCGTGCCGCAGGCCGGCGTGAGCCCGATGCTCGCCGGCCCGATGGGTGCGCCGATGCCCGGCGACCCCGCCGCTGGCGCCATGCCCGCCGGCCCGGCCGCTGGCCCCGACGTTGCCCCGCCTACCACTGACCCACTCAACCCCGCAGGAGCCGCCTGATGGAACCCAACGAGCTGAACCCCGCACCGGCCGACACGCCGGCCACCCCTGACGCCG